TTGCGGGCCTTTATTTTGCCCGGAGAAAATATGGGACTTAAGGACTACGCGATTGCCTTCACCGTATCGGGCAAGCTGGTAGGAACGTTTAACGATACGTTTGCTGAGGCGGGAGACAAAATCGGAAAGTTTGAAAAACAGATTGAGGCGATGAACAAGGCCTCTTCTGATATCGGATCTCTGATTGGTCTTCGTGAAGAAGGAGCGCGCCTGGCAAAGGATGCGGCTAATAAGAAAAAGGCGCTGGATGCGGTTTCAGAATCAATCAGAAGAACGGCTAATCCGACGAAAGAGCAACTTGAGCTGGCAAGGCGACTGACGAAGGCTTACGGACTAGCCAAAAAGACTTTAGACAGAAACTCTGAGGCGTTAAAACAAAACGCGCTGGCAGCCTCCTACAGCGGTGAAAGTATTCAGAAACTGACGGCAAGACAAGAGCGGTATGCGGTTGAAACGCAAAAGTTGATGAAGATCCAGCAAAGGTCTGCGCAGGCGCAGAAAACACTGAATTCGTATCGGTCAAAGTCTTTTTCCTCATTTGCAAGCGCTATTGAGCTTTCCGGAAAATTCATGGGTTCTGTCGGCATGGTAACCAAAGAGGCCATGAACATGGAAGATGCTATGGCTGAAGTGGCAAAGGTTGTCGATTTTGATGAGCCTGACGGTCTGAGCAAACTTCAGAAAGACCTGCAGAAGATGAGTCTCTCGATCCCGATTTCGGCGGCGGGGCTTGCCAATATTGCGGCTGCCGCCGGGCAGTCTGGTATAGCAGCAAAAGATCTCACGGAGTTCACTCGGCAAGCGGCACAAATGGGAGTCGCGTTCGGTGTGACTGCAGAAGAGGCCGGCACCATGATGGCTAAGTGGAAGAGCGGCATGGCACTCACATCGGATGAAACCTACCGCCTGGCTGATGCTGTCAACTATTTGTCCAACAGCAACGCTGCCCAGGCCAAGGAAATCGGAGATACGCTGCAGCGGTATGGGGCCTTGGGGCGTGTGGCCGGGCTGACTTCGGAGCAGACAGCTGCTCTTTCTGCCTCGGTCATTGCGGCAGGTGCTTCAGCTGATACAGCAGCTACAGGCATTAAGGCCATGATGCGGGCACTGGGATTGGGCGGATCCATGGCCGATAGACAGGCTGCGGCTTTTTCCAACATCGGCATGGATCCTATGCAGATGCAGAAAGATCTGCAGAAAGATGCGCCGGCAACAATCGTCAAAACGCTTAAGGCGATCCAGACGAAGGTCCCGAAGGAAATGTGGAATCAGTATCTCAATGCCATGTTCGGCGATGAGGCTGCCACTGCCGTTGGCCCGATGATGCAGAATCTGGAGGCTTTGGAAGAGAACTTTGCCAAAGTAGCCGATAAGGCGAGGTTTGCTGGATCAATGTTGGCCGAGTTTAAAGCCCGAAGTGCAACAACATCCAATGCGTTGTCACTGGTTGCGAACACGGCAAGATACGTCGGGCAGATCCTTGGCGAGCCTCTGCTGAAGCTGATCAAGGAAATAAGCTCATATGTCGTTAAATTGGCATCTTGGTTTGGACAATGGGCTCAGGAAAACCAAGCACTGGTGGCCTGGGTGATGAAAGGGGTCGCAGCGTACGGAGTATTTAGGGTGGCTATGGCCGGTGTATCGGCTGTTGTCTACTCAGGACTGGCAGGATTTAAGTCTTTAGGCGTGTTTGTGCTTGCTGCGCAAAAGGCGATGTTGCTGTTCCGTGGCGCGGCTTTGGCTGCTGCGGTATCTTCGAAGGCCTTTACAGTGGCTGCAGTTATCGGCTCCGGAGTGATGAAGGGGTTGACGTTGGCGGTCAAGGGGCTTGGCATTGCTCTGCGCTTTATGTGCGCTAATCCCATAGGTCTTGCTGTCACAGCAATTGCCGGCCTTGTGGCCGCCGGTATTGCCCTTTATAAAAACTGGGATACCGTCAAGGCATACATGACGCAGACCTGGAACACCATTGCAGCGGCTGCTAAGGGGCCGATTAACTCGGTGATCGGGATGATCAATTCGCTCATCGGTGCAATCAACAGCCTGCTCTCGTTTAAGGTGCCGGACTGGGTTCCCGGCCTCGGCGGAAAGACGTTGTCTGTGGACATTCCGAAGGTTCCCCAGCTTGCTGAGGGCGGAATCGCAACGGGGCCGACCTTGGCAATGGTTGGCGAAGGTAAAGAGTCTGAGGCCATTCTTCCGCTCTCCCGTTTGCCGGAAGTGGGAGGCAAGGGGCCGGCTTCCATTAATGTGAACTTCGCGCCGGTCATCAATGTATCCGGCGGCAAAGATGCATATGAAGGGGTGCGCCGCGGGTTGACCGAGGGCAGCAAGAGTCTGAAGCAGGATCTGCAGCGCCTTATGGCGGAAGAACGGAGACTCTCATTTTCCTAAGGAGCTTTAATGACGGAGTATGTCACCAAACAGGGCGACACCTGGGATGCGATAGCAAAGCGCCTCTATGGGGATGAGCGTTTTCTGGATGTTCTCATCCGGGCCAACATAAACCACAGGAAGACTGTGGTTTTTTCGTATGGGAAGCGGCTGGCAGTGCCGGAGATCAACACGCAGTCGGCGGCATACGAGCTCAACCTTCCGCCTTGGAAAAGGAGGCGCTGATGGAACCGCTGCAGACAAGACTTCGGTTGCTTTTTTCTGCATCGAAAACGGACGTGACGGAGGATCTGATGCCCGATCTTCTTTCCTTTTCCTATACCGACAAAGAGAATGCCGAGGCCGATGAGGTGACGTTGACGCTCATGGACCCGGACGGGAAGTGGGCATCGCAGTGGAAGCCTGACGGCGGCGAGGTGGTTCAGGCTTTTTTGTCTGCCGGAACTGTTCTTATTCCCGGCATTGAGCTCGCATGCGGTACTTTTTACGCAGATACGCTGCGGGTGTCCGGATCGCCCAGAGTATTCGAAATGAGGGCGGTGTCGGTGCCTATGAATAAGCCGATTCGCCGCAGGCTACGAACCCGGGCCTGGGAGAAGACAACGCTCAAAGCGATTGCCGGATCAATTGCAGGTGAGGCTGGTGTGGGGCTTCTCTTTGATACGCAGACGGATCCGGAGTACGACAGGCAGGATCAGTCAAAAGAGAGTGATCTTGCGTTTTTGGTGAGGCTTACCGATGAAGCGGGCTTTTCCCTGAAGGTCACAGATGATCAGATTGTGGTGTTTGATCAGGCGGCTTACGAAAAGAAAGCGCCGGTTGAAACGCTCGTGTTGGGTACATCGCAGGTCATTTCTTGGGAATTTGAGAGTGCTCAGAGCGAGTCATACCGCACCTGTACGGTGTCCTACCGGGACCCGAAACAGAAAACCAAGCAAAAGGCGGGCGGTTATGACTTCAACCTGCGACCGGTATCCGGGAAAAGCACAAATCCGGCAGTGATGACCTACACGGCCACCGATCCGGATGCCGATCCGAATGGGCAGGAGTATGCCCTCAAGCGCCGGGCTAAGTCCCTTGAGGAGGCAAAGCGCCTTGCAACGGCAAAGTTGCGCAGCCTCAACAAACGTCGGGTGACGGGGCGGATTTCAGTTATTGGCGATGTCATGCTTGTGGCCGGTGCCGTTGTTGAGTGCAGCGGCTTCGGCAGCTTTGACGGGAACTTCATCATCGAAGAAGCAGTGCATTCGCTGGATTCGTCCGGCTATAGAACGGACATCAGTTTGAGGCGTGTGAACAACGCGTATTGAGATGGGACTTTTTGAACACTCCGCGCTGCCGGAAAAGATTAATGACCTGATCCGGATCGGAGAGGTTTCAAGTATTAACCCGAAAAAGGGAACGGCCCGCGTGGTTTTTGACGATGATGACGGTACGGTTTCTTTTGACCTGCCGATTCTGCAGCGCAACACCTTTGCCACGAAGGACTTCAACAGCGTCAATGTCGGCGAGGATGTGCTCTGCCTTTTCCTGCCGACGGGGCCGGAGGAAGGCTTCATTATCGGGAGTTTTTACGCGGGTGAAATTGAACTTCCGGAAAGCGATGAGAACAAGCGCACGACGTTGTTTAAAGACGGGACGCGCATTTCTTACGATATGGCAGCCCCCGCGCGGGAGGCGTGGGGGGCGGCGGCAATCCTCAGAGCCCAGGGCCACGCCT